AAACCGTTTCCTGATCATCAAATTAGCTATTTGCCAAAAGGCGGTACAAAATTAGCATACGTAGGCCATGCAGCTTTGACTGACCGATTGCTGGACGTTGACCCTGGCTGGACATGGGAGCCTTTGGCAATGAGTCCTCACGGCTTGCCCGTCATGGACGATTTGGGCGGTATGTGGATACGGCTTACAGTGTGCGGTGTTACCAGGCTTGGCTACGGGCACGCTGGCAACAAACAAGGCGGTGACGCTATCAAAGAAATCATTGGTGATGCTTTGCGAAATGCTGCAATGCGGTTTGGTGCTGCACTGGAGTTGTGGCACAAGGGCGATTTGCATCTGGATGCGCCTGCGGAATCAGCTTTGCAATTTTGGCTTGATGATTTTGAGGTTTGTGCGACAAGCGAAGAATTGCGTAAAAGTTTTACGCTTGCTTTGGCAGCGGTTACTAATGATGCTGACAAAACAATATTGATTGAAGCAAAAGACAAACGTAAAAAGGAATTGTGATGCAACAAGGCACAGACGAATGGTTTGCCGCCAGGCTGGGCAAAGTAACAGCAAGCCGAGCGGCAGATGTAATGACCAAAAAAGGCAGCGCAGCCAGGGCTAATTTATCTGCCCAATTGGTGCTGGAGCGCATAACCAACACCAAGGGCGAATCGTTTAGCAGCGCAGCCATGCAATGGGGCGTAGATCAAGAGCCGTTTGCCAGAGCAGCGTACGAGGCCCACAGCGGCGTTTGGGTTGACACTGTAGGCTTTGTACAGCATCCCACGATTGAACGTGCTGGTGCTAGTCCTGATGGCTTGGTGGGGCACGATGGGCTTGTTGAGATCAAGTGCCCCAACACCGCTACCATGATTGACACGTTGTTGACGGGCAAGGTGCCTGGCAATTACGCTACGCAGATGCAGATGCAGATGGCTTGTACTGGACGGGCCTGGTGCGACTATGCGGTGTTTGATTCTCGGATGCCTGTCAAAGCGCAGTTGTTTGTCAAGCGAGTGCAACGTGACCAAAAATTCATTGATGATTTAAACAAAGAAATCATTGCGTTTTTGGCAGAGGTAGAAATCAGTTATCAATTTTTAATCAATTTTATTGAAAGCAAATAATGTCATCAGTCTTAAAAGAACTTAGCACAATTGTCGGCACATACACCAACAGCAAAGGCGAGAAAAAAAATCGCTATCAACGTGTCGGCAGCATTATCCAGACTCAGCGGGGCGAAATGGTAAAAATTGACGTTATCCCGCTTAAAGAAGGCGGCTGGGACGGCTGGGCATACATCAATGACCCCAAGCCAAAAGACAGTTATCAAGGCTTGCCAAAAGATGAAGACGATTTAGCATTTTGAGGTGCAACATGGATGATGATGAAAATTACGAATTAGCCAATCTTATGCACCTGATTGCTAAGATAATTTTGGCATTGTTTGCCGTGACAGGCATTGCTGGCCTGGCTGGGTTTCTGTGGGGAATGCTATGACCAAAGATGACATTATTCTTATGGCAGACGCCTCCGGGATATCGTTCTACGCCATGGGTAAAGACAGGGAGAAGTTTCTGCACTACCTTGAAGCTTTTGCCAACCTTGTTTCCAAGCATGAGCGAGAGGCTTGCGCTGCAATGTTCGACGACCGTAATGTTTGGGACGAAGAAGTCGGTGAGCGCATCAGAGCAAGGGGACAAGCATGACTGACTTAAGACAAGCCGCGCAATTGGCGCTTGAGGCGTTGCATCTCCCATCTATGAAAACGCAGCAAATGCTTTTGCAGAAAGACGAAGCAATCACCGCCCTGCGCGAAGCACTGGCACAGCCGCCGCACAAAGGCTTGTCAGAGCATATGGCGCAAGCAACAAACGGTCAGGTTCATATTGACCCGGTTACTGGTGATGTTGGCATCGGAACACCCGCAGCACAGCCAGAGCCAGAGCAGGAACCGGTGGCGTATTACCATCCGCAAAATGGTTTTTACTGGGCAAAACCAACAAGCATTTTTGCGCCGACTGTTGTGGATGTTGAGCCACTGCCCCTTTACGCCGCTGCGGAACGCAACAATGGATAACTGGCCCTTTCCCACTGAACTGCCCCCGGCATTGCCAAGCAAACCCATCCCGTTCAACCCGCAAAATCATGAGGACGCGCCGTGGTAATTTCAGAAAAGATTAGGGACGCTCTAGACCAGGCACCAGATGGCATGACTGCCCTGGAACTTGCACTTGCACTAAAGTTAACACCGACAGGCGTCAGTCGTTCCTTGGCCTTGATGCCCGACACCTACATCGACCGCTGGGTCAAGACAACAGGCAAGTACACCGCCGTCCATTGCTTGGCTTTTGTCCCTGATGATTGCCCACACCCATGACGCCTACATTTTCAACCTGGGACAGAGTCGTACTGGACAAGTTTGCGCTTGAGGCTTACTTGAGGATGCGAAAGCAGCAAGATCAGCTTGAGCAGTTGCGTAATGACCTAAAGGATGCGATTGAGGCGTACCGGGCGGTTATGAGAGAAACAGCGCCCGTTCGTCATTTCGGCGCTTGACCAGGCCAGGCAGCACCTTGCCACCGCCTTTTGTAAACTTCAAGAATTCATCGGCAGCTTCTTGCGTCTCGCCCCGAAGAATCTTTGAACGGAGGGTTGATCGTTGTACGCCCCCCAAACCCAGATTAAAAGCAAAGCTGACAAGAGCATCGTTTTGACCCACGGTAAGCACCACAGGAAAAAGTCGGGCGACCCCAACCTCAAATCGCTTGAGATCAGCACTAAGGAGTCCATCTACTTCGTCTTTTGAAAAAGTACGGTTGTCATGCGGTTCCAGCGGGTAAGCGTCTCTTTGATCCAAAGGTAAACGACCTTGAGCGGGGTAAAGAACATGACCAACTCCTATTGTCCAAAGCCTTGCTGGGCAGCGGTAAGGCTTGTGCCGCACTCCCTCGTGATGCTTGATCATCTCTTTGCAGCGGTCGGAGACTTTCAATCCTTGCCACCTTTAAACGCACGGCCCCCAAAATGGAAGCTGATGATGCTGGCAAAGATGATCTGCGTGTCGGCGTCCCACAGTTTTGCAATCAGCACATCAAAGGCAATGTCCCGATGCCAAGCGTACACGAAGCCGCCGACTTCAACAAACGCAAACAGGATGAAGAACCCATACGTCAGTATCGGGCGCACACCAGAGCGCAGGTTGATCATCCACTGTGATGCACCCTGTCCTATGGCAATGTCATGCGCGTACAGCGCAGCCCGTTCTGAGGCTTCAGCTTCAATAGCCTGACCTTCGACTTTTATCTCCTCCACCCGCTGCTGGGCCTCAAAGCCTGCCTTGCGTAGTTCCAGTTCGCGTTCAATCTGCAACTGAGCCATCGCCATCTCATGCTTCTTGTCAGCGCGGTCTTGAAAGAAACCCAGCAGCTTGGGCAGGCCACCAGCGAGGAAAGAGATCAGGGTTGAGAGTAGGGTCAGCATTATTTCTTCTCCAGCCGGGTGTTGATTACGGCAATCTCTTGTCTGTTGTGCATGATGTCATCTCTGTTCTTCTGAATCTCTTTTTCCAAGTCCTGTCGCAGCTTTTCCCTTGCGAGTTCAGCACCACTGTTGCTGGCTTGCTTGTTGTCGGATGTGACAACAAGGGAAATCTTGCTGTTGAGGATGGTCACCTCATGGCTCAAGTTGGACAGCGCCGACATCAAATAGACAACGCAGCTAAACAGCAGCGGAAGTATTGCAAAAGTAGCCTTTTCGATTAGCGCGCCTTTGTCGTCATTCATTATTTGTCTTTGCGGTTAAATATCTCAAACAACGATTTAACTTTTTCTTCCAGCACGGCGATTTTGATATCCATCTTCGCAAGCACAATGATGAGCGTAATCAGCGCCAGCAGCATGGGCCAACCCTTTGCCAATGCTTCGAAGAACTCCATGATTACCTGTGTAGAGTGAGGCTGGCATAGACGATTGCAGACATGGAAAAGATAAGCACCCCGGCAGTCTTGATAAGAATGCCCTCAAGCCGCTTGAGCCGTGCATTTATCTGCGCGTACCGTTCGGCGCAGACCTGTTCATGGGCAGAGAATTGTGCTTCAAGGCTCATTTTGGGCTTTCGGTACTTGCGCCTCGGCTTGCTCTTTGATCTTGACGATCAAGGGCCAGCATCCGCTGCTTGATGGCAACTGCCCCAAAGTTTGCAGGACAAAGTTGATTTCGTTAACGTTGAGGTCGAGGGTCATGCTTGGCTCCACGGAGTTCCTTGGGCGGTTACGGGGTGCTTTTGCAGTTCAATCTGCTGGGCCAGTGCTGCCTCAGTACTGTCCTTGTCCACGCCTGATGCGTAGCACCATGCCAAGACTTCATCCATCGTCACATTGGCGTAGGGGATGGTGGGCGTACCCGGTTGCCATGAGCAAGTTGACCAGATGGATGCGGTGTAGCCATCTTCTACTTGGGTTGCAGTCCAGTGGGCGGTGGTGATGAAACCGTTGGCGGTTTGGTAGTCGGTTTGAGTGATTGTCCAAGTGATCATGGTTTGCTTTCAAGTTGAGCGACACGGGCGCGGAGAGATTGGAGTTCAGCAATCAGGTTGGCGATGATTTCGGCGCTGGAGTAGTCCATGCCCTGCATCTCTGCGCCGTCTTTGGTTCCAGTGGCTACCGGGGTGCGGGAGGCTTCTTGAACTTCGTGGGCAATCAAACCTACAAAGGTGGAGCCGTCAGCCTTCCATGTGCCTTCAACGGGCTTCAGGCTGTCGATGTAAGCGCCGCTGTTGGTGATGGGGCCAGTGATGTTCTTCAGACGATAGTCGGAGGATGTGTTGTAAGCGGTGGCTGAAGTGTTTGTGGTAATGTTGCCAACATCCCCGTTTGGATTTGTAAATAAAAGTGCAGCGCTTGTGGTTGTAACGTCAGTCTTTGTAACAACTCCACGTGAAGTAGCATCTGCAAAAGATACTGAGACTTTTCCTGAACGGACAGCACTCGTAGTCCCCACCAGCAAGTTACCGCTGGAGTCGAGTGAGGCGGCACTCGCTGGTGCTGAACCCGATACTTGAAAAGCGTCTGTGCTGCCAGCAGTCCCTGCGCCCTTTACTCGGAATGTGCCGTCGGAGGAAATACGGGCGCGTTCCGCGTTGCCACCAGTTGAGAATTTAATGACTCCCGAAAGGTTATCTGCCATGATCGACAGAAATCCATCGCTGTACAAAAATGAGTCGCCAGCAGTCGTCGCGCCATACGAAGTCGCACCTTGCTTACCAATGGCGGTAACAGCCGCGTTCTGTACATTGCCAATGCGAATCGTTGCGTCATTTGACGCAGACTCATATACATCAAGGTTTGCCCCTGTTCCAGATGTGAGGCCAAGCAGCAAATTCCCACTCGCATCCAGCGTCATTGCTTGGGTGAAGGTTATGGCGTTACCTGCTGTGCCTGCGGTTGTTGATGTAGCCCATGCGTGCGTTCCCTGAGATTGCTCGTAATAGCCTGCTCTTGAGGATGTGGGATTTGCAAATTTCCAACCACTTGGGGAGGTTGCATCGTAATAAGCATTATTTGAAAATCCTACGGCAGTATATGTAACCCCGTAAAAAATATTTCCCTTAAAACCTAACTCAATTATTTTTCCTCCAGCAGTCCAAGCAGTTGGCGTAACCCCCAAGCCCAAGTTGCCTGCGGTGCTTAAAAACAATAAGTCAGTGCCGCCAAATTGCTCAACAAAAGCACTATCTGAAACTCTAAAATATTTAAGCCAGTTTCCAACACCTGATTGTGTTAATTGCAAACTTGCTTGCGTTGCATTATTTGCTGTGATTTTAATAGTTGGTGCTGCTCCAGCAACCTCTAATTTTGTACCCGGCGAAGCAGTCCCAATACCCAAGTTACCGCTGGAGTCGAGGCGCATACGTTCTGCGTAAGCAGAGCCGTTATATCCTTGAAACACAAACGCGCCAGCGCCAGCAGCTTCTTGAACCTGCCCAAA